CCCCGGCGGCGGCCCCCCGGGCTGGTATCGGTTCATCGACCCCACGCCAGAGTCGAGCATTGTTTTCGCGCCTCCGGGCGGAGGCCCGGCGGCTACGTACCTCGACGGGCGCCCACGGTCGATGCACAACGGGCCGTCCTATTGCTACGCAGATGGGAAAATCTGGTACGGCTATCAGGGGCCCTACTTTAGCGGCGGGGGAGGATCAACTGAGTGTCAGTGGTCCTTCAACATGCAGGATGCGGGAGTTACAGCAGCCATCGCGGCCGGTACTCCGTTGGCGTGGGATGGAACCGCGGGTCCGTGGACCAACCTGGGCGCTGCGTTTACGGATGGAACCGGCTACGGGTACCTCACGACGTCTGTCTACGATCCGATTGGCAAACGGGTTTGGTTCGCGACCGGTTTCGGTTTCGACCGTTCTATAACCAACGTCTGGTATCTGAACACTACCGGCGCGCTCGTCGGAACCGGCGGTACGTACACGCTCAACGGCGGCAACCCCTACGCCGACTTTTCCTGGGCCGTCTGCTGCCCGGACCTGGGCTTGATCGTCCAGGGCGATGGTAGCGTCAATCAAAGCTTTGTTGTGTTTGAAATTGCCCAGGCCGGCGGAGCCAAGGGCATTTGGTACTACCGGCCCGGTATCGACGCAGCTGCGGGCACCGTCAGCGGCACGGGTATCTACGGAGTAGTCAACAACAATTTCCCGTGGGCCGTGTATCAGCAAATCGATCACTCGATTCTGATCATGGACCCGACCAACAACGGGAATGTGATGTACAAGCTGAAAATCCCGATGTCGGGAAGCTCGTACAACAAGGCTGGGCAGTGGACGTGGTCTAACTTCGTGACAGCCGGGGATTCGCTCGTGTTCTTCGATAGCAACCCTTTCGGCACGCGAACCACAGATAAGTGCCTTAGCAAATTCAACATTATTAACGATATGGGCGACGGCTCTAGCGCCCTCTTTTACTGCGGCGGCATCGGCCCAGAGGCTACCAACCTCAACGGTGTACAAAACGGCCCGTCGTTCAATATCCCTTCGTTCATATTACCCTTACCTAGCAGCGGTATGTAATGACAATTTCCGTTGTCCAACATACCAGTTACTTCGCCAATAACGGCACGAATCACGGCGCCGTAACACTTACCGGTGTAGCAGCGGGCAACTGCCTCATCGCGGTTGTCGGTACTGGCGTAAGCAATACTGACGTCCCGACGATATCGGATACGGTCAACGGCTCCTGGCCGGCTAAGTTAGTCAGCTCGTCGCTTCCGGTAGATCACGACAATTACCTAGTCTACAACTTCCCGAACACCGGCGCGGGAAGTCCAGTTATCACAGTCACGAACGGGGCCGCGTCAACGGTCCAGTTCCATGTGATGGAAGTATCTGGGCTCGCGACGACGAACCCCTTCGATACCTCCGCAACTGGCTACAACGCTTCGGCGTCGTCTATAACGACGTCGTCAATGACTCCGGCTCAAAACAACGAGCTGATTATCGGAGTCATGGGCACGGACAGCAACCAACCGACGCCTACGGCGGCTGGCTCCGCGACCCGGATTGAGAGCACCCAGAACCTCGCTACCAGCACGCTCATTATAACCGGCGGCGGAGCGCAGACGGCCGGTTGGACTTTGATTAACGGCACCTCTGAAGTAACGGCAATCGTCGCCGGCTTCAAAGCCGCCTCTAGTCCAGACGTCACGGTTAGCATAACCGGCTCCAGCATAGGCACGGCGCAAGGAAACGTCACACAGACCGGCGGCGCTACAAACGTATTCCCTGCGGGCATAAGCGCTACTGTCAGCGCCGGCACCGTAACGGTCCTAGGAACCGGCGGCGTCGCGCAGACGTTTATCCGCGTACCCGGGCCTGGGCTTGCCGGTCCGTTCAACAACCAACAGTTTATTCCGAGCCCTAGGGGCATCCCCTTTGCGCTCAGCGCGTCCAGCTCGCTCACCGGCAGTGTTGCGGCCTCCGCAGCCGGCACCCTCCTGGCCACGACGACGGTGTTTATCACCGGCCAGGGCGTCGCAACGGCTCAGGGCAATATCTTTTTCGGTAACGGCCCCACACCGACCGGAATTGCGCTTACTGCCTCCGCCGGCACCACCACTATCAACCTATCGGTCCGGTTGCAAGGGCAGACTGCCATTGTAATTCAGGGCCTGCAAACTAACGTAGGAACGGGATATTTCCCGCGGGGGCTCGGCCTGAGCCTACTGCGAATCTAAATGACAAACGACCTAGTTGCGGCAAAGCCGAAAGGCTCGCACTTGTTCCAACGCGGCCAGTCCGGCAACCCGAACGGCCGCCCCAAAGGCTCCAAGAACGCCATCACGCTAATAAAGCTCGCTATCGAGAGCGAGCTACGCGCGCGGATGCGCGGGGATATGGCGGAAGTTATCTCGAAGGGCCTGGAGATGGCGAAGGCCGGCGACAAGGACCTAATCAAGTTTTTCACATCGCTGTGGGTATCCCCAGCCCGGGCTTCGGGCGACGAGGACGCACCGCGTGACCGAGTTCAGATCGTTATCGGCCGACTGAACGACGAAAAGCAAGTAACAGGCCGAATCATTGAACACGGTGCAATTACAGATGGCAACGAAGTCTCTTAAAAAGCTGGCGCCTTCTAACCAGCAGAAGCCCGGCGGAGACGCCGGCCCGGGAACGAACATCAACAGCGCCAAGGTTCTGATGGTGTCTAACACCAACTTGACCAAGGGCACCAGCTCCAGCCGCGGGAAGGGTAAATAAATGGCCGTTAACGGCAGAGTCCAGTTTCAGGACTTGAACTCCAACCTCATCACTCTCGCTTCGGTTTCGCTGAACCCGGGCGCCACGGCGTCGGGCACTACGAGCACAGCTACTGCGACGTTGACAGGCGCGGCCGTGGGCGACTACGTCGAGGCGACGTGTAATACGGCGCTCGGAAACGTACAGCTCGGCGCCGAAGTAACGGCGGCCAACACGGTCACTCTGAAGTTCTCCAACACCACGGCCGGATCGATCACGCCTGCCGGCGGCGCTGCGACGTATAACATTGTCGTCTATCAGCGCAATCCGAAGTTCTTCACCTAACGCTTGAGTTCCGACGCGCCTCTCAAGTTTTTGTTGCACGATGCACAGCTTGAGATTTTCGACGACAAAGCCCGATTCAAAGTCGTAGCGGCAGGACGCCGCTTCGGCAAGACGTACCTTGCGCGCGTCCTCTTGGCCATCGCCGGCATGGAGGATGTCACGGCCGAGGGATACGACCTCAGGGACGAGGAGGTGTACTACATTGCACCGACCTTTGAGCAGGGCAAAAAGATCATGTGGAACCAGCTGAAAGGCCTCCTGAAACTGGAGTCCGAAGGCGGGTTGATACGATCTGCACACGAGAACACGGCCGTAATTACGCTCATCAACGGCCGGCGTATCTCGATCAAGGGAGCCGACAGGCCCGACACGTTGCGCGGTGTTGGGTTGTCCTACGCGGTACTCGACGAGTACGCGTTCATGAAAGGCGACGTGTGGGAATTGATTATCCAGCCCGCACTCGCCAAGTCCAAAGGCGGAGCGCTGTTCATCGGCACCCCGGAAGGTAAAAATCACTTCTGGGAGCTATATGAGAAAGCACGCACACACGCCAAGGGATACGAGGACTGGCAAGCGTGGTCATTCGAGTCGTTGGCGAATACGACGCTGGACCCAGGTGAAATCGCGCGACAAATTCGCACGATGTCTGTCGCGGCCGCGCGGCAGGAGTTCGGCGCCTCCTTCAACTCAGGCGGAGGTATGCACCTCCGGGAAGAGTGGTGGAAATCGGCGCCGTCGCCGAAAGAGGGCGACTACTATATCGCGTGCGACCTGAACGGATTCTCTAGCGCCGGCTCTGTCAAGAAAGGCGCGCTAAAGATCAAGGACGACACGGCGATTTGCGTCGCCAAAGTCAACACAGACGGTTGGTGGATCGAAGACATCATCACCGGCCAATGGGACGTCAGGGAGACGGCGTTACGGATCGTCAAGGCGTATGGAGACTACCGCCCGGTCAAGCTCGGTATCGAGCGCGGTGTGCTCTACAACGCAGTCGCCCCGTACCTGGAAGACGAGATGAAGCGGCTCAATCGCTACTTCGTCGTCTGGGATCTGAAGCATGGAAGCCAGCACAAAGAGGACCGCATTCGCTGGGCCCTCCAGGGCCGTCTAGAAAAAGGTCGGTTGAAGCTCAACGACACGGAAGAATATGACGCGAACGGCGTTATTTGGCAGCGCAAGCTGATTGGCCAAGCCAACGATTTCCCGAGCCCGATTGCACACGACGACATGCTGGACGCCCTCGCATACATCGATCAGCTCGCCGACACGGTCTATTACGAAGGCGGCGTCGGTACAACCGATGAGTGGGCCCCGCTCGATCTAGTCGCAGGATTCTAACGTAGTGGACGCACTCGCAGAGTTTCAGCAAGAACCGACGAAGTCCGCCGATGGCGACGGCTCGGGCCTTGTCAGCTACGTAATGGACCGCGTCACGCAATGGCGCTTGTTCAGGGACGGGAACTACAAGGACAGGTGGGAGCGATACGCCGCGTTGTATCGCGGCGAGTGGAACTCCAGCCTGAAGCACAAGAACGCAGAGCGTTCCAAGATCGTCACCCCTGCGACCATGAACGCCGTCGACCAGAGCGTGGCGGAGATGGCAGAGGCCATTTTCGGGCGCGGCAAGTGGTTTGACGTCGACGAGGACGGCAAGCCGCCGCAGGCGGTGCAGCAAGCCGAAGTTCTGCGGGATACCCTCCTCGACGACCTGACCAAGCGCGGTATCCGCGGCGCGATCATAGGTACGCTCAATCACGGGGCCGTCTACGGCACCGGGATCATGAAGCGGATCATCGATCAGGAAGAGGAAGCAACTCTCACACCGGACCCGCACACAGGCCAACCCAGCGAGGAGACGCAAAAGGTCGACTTCGTCGCGTGGGAACCGGTTCCTCCTTTCAATTTCGTAATCGACTCGTCGGCTTCCTCGATCAAAGATGCCCACGGCGTCGCTCACGAGACGATGCGGCCCAAGCATGAAATCTACCGAAAACAAGCCCTCGGCGTGTACCGTGAAGGCGATCTCGGTGGGACGGCGTCAGGGTATGGGTCGGCTGACATCCTCGTCGGTCCCAGCGGAGAGAATTTCGAGAAAGATCCGCGCGACGGTGTCTACTTTACTGAGTATCACGGGCTCGTCCCGCGCAGCCTCCTGACGGCCGCTACCGAAAAGAAGGACGACGAGGACCCGTTAGCCGTCATCTCGGACGACGAGGCCAGCACTAAAACGGCAGATTTCGACGATACGGACCTCGTGGAAGCTATCGTCACCATTGCGAACGGGACGCTACTCCTCAAGGCCGTTGAAAACCCCATCCTGAACCATGACCGCGGGTTTATCGCGTACCAACACTTCGTCGTTCCCAACCGGTTCTGGGGAATGGGCGTAGTCGAGAAAGCGTACAACAGTCAGTCGGCGCTCGACGCCGAGATACGCGCGCGTATGGACACGCTGGCTCTCGTCACCTACCCCTCGATCACTGCCGATGCGACACGTCTCCCGCGTAACCTGGACCTTACTGTGGTACCTGGGAAGGTATTCCGAACTAACGGCCGCGGCTCTGAGATTATTGAGCCCTTGAAGTTCGGGAACCTGGACCCGGTCACGTTCCAACATAGTGCGGACCTGGAGCGCTATGTGCAGATGGCCACGGGTGCCGGCGACCCGGCTACGCCGGTCAATATCAACCGGTCGGCCCAGGCCACGGCTTCCGGTAACTCAATGCAATTTGGCAGCTACATCAAGCGCGCTAAGTTGCCCATGCAGACCGTCGACGAGAACTTGCTGGACCCGCTAGTCCGCAAGTCGCTGCTGGCCTATATGACGATCACGCCGGAGCGCTACCC